TCCAAAGCTTGGTGACCTTGTGGGAAACCTTTTCAAGAGTTACAACTGAGTTGTCGGGGTGGTCCAACTCGCCGAGCGCGCGATGTTCGTCAATGAGCTTTTGATAGTTTTTAACTTCTCGCGTAAGAATCTGCTCGTTGTAAACCCTGCCATTTCCATTGAGAGTGTTTGCCTTCTGGCAAACGCCAGACAAAATCATGCCACCTTCTGACACGAACCGCTTTTCAGCCTCCGTTAGAAGGTCTTCACAGATCCCGCCGTCACATAATGCGAAATACTCTCGTAGCAACTTTTTACCCATAGTTATTTCCTAAAATGCGGGCGCCACCCGCATGAGCCTGGAACCCTTGCAACAACGGCGGACTGGCTGTAGTCCCCACTTACGATTCACTAAACTCATTTGGTTCTCCCTTGCGGCTGTGGAGGTTGCCCTCCCTTTCCTGAACACTTTTGACACTTTGGCCTGCGGGGGATTCGTGCGGGGACAATTTCATATTTTATTCCCTTATCTCCCACGATCATGGATAAAACATATGATGTTCCAGAACTTAAACATCCCAAGACCAAAGCATTATACAAAGTATGCTCAAACATAAATAGTTCTGTTAGGTGGTTAGTTCCCAACAAAAAAGCACCAACCCAAAAGCCCATGCACATAGGGCAGTGGAAGAAGTGATGCTTTGGTCTAATCTTATCGAAAACAGACCCATAAACTAATATGTTGGTTAACCCAAAGGAACATAAAATAAAATATACAAGATCCACATTAACCTCTAATATCCATAGTAGTTATAAAGGGAAAGCCCATAAGGCCCTCGCGCTAATGATGGCGTTATAGAGCCCTTTTCGGCTGCTTGCGGCACTTGGCCCAACGCTGTAGAATACTTTTTGTTAGGATCGGTATATTCGTCGTTCACCTCTTCTTCGTAAGATTCCAAGAAATCAACAGAAGGCTTCTCTTCTTCAAGCCACTTGGCAATATTAAGAATAGTGATTTTAATAGTTGGCAGGTCTGGTGCTTCCGGTATGGCGCCCTCTAAAGAAGCATAAACGCTACCTCCTTGAATGCTCGTCGGCTCAATAACGCCGCGGCCCTGAAGAAAGTCGAACAGCCGATTTTGGGCGCCGTATACCACCCCGCTGTTCAGCTGCTTGGCAAGGGCCAAAACTTTATTCTTTTGGGGCATAATAACAATGTCGATATCGGGGTGATCCGCAATTATAAGGTTATTGTCTAAACTCTTGCGAATATCCAGGCGCACCTTAATACCCGGCGTTGCTGCCAGTTCGGCGTCAGAGACCCCCTCATCTCGGGCGCTGCCAATCTTTACAGTAATAGCCATTAATCGTTTAACTCCTCCACAAGACTTTGAATTTTAAGAACTTGCTGGATCATGCCAGAATCAATCTCGGCCTCTCTGTAACTATCAAGGGTTGATAAAACTTTTTTGGCATTTTCGTAAAGGATTGTATCTTTTATTATTTCTTCGGCCTTAAGTGAGTTGTGGAGGATTCCCTTCAGGCGGCCTAGCTCCTCATTGAGAAAAATCTTAAGTTCGATTCCGTTGTCGTGAAAGGAGGCAATATATGTGCTTAAGAGTTTTTCCTGTCCTTCAAGAAGTTTTCCGTCATATTGTTCATTAAACTTTTTAACAAAGGTTTTGTAAATAAGATTATCAATAGGGGCCATGGCCTCCTTTTTGTCGGTTGCAGGCGCGGAAAGCGCTTGGGCCAGAGTATTCTCCAATAAAACTCGATGCTTAACCGAAACGTCTGGATTGAGGATTTGGGAGATAGTGGCCAAACTTTTATAGTTGGGAACAAAATTGGCAAAAACTTTTTTAGTAAGCATCTTGTTAATCTTATTGATTAAGGCTGTCTGTTCTTTAAAAATCTCCTCTTTGTCGAGAGAACCATGGGACCGCTTCACTTCATAAATAAGCTTCTCACACATGTGCGCCTCAAGCGACTCGGTTTCGTACAAAGCCTTATACAAATCCAGCTCTTCCCGCAAAGCAGTCCCCTTGGCGAAGTGCTCTTTAACCAAAGTCACTATAACCGCCTTGCGCTTTTCGTCTTTAGCAACAACGCTTTTCGTTAGTTCCCTAACGAGCGCCTCGTAAATAAAGGCGGTGTTACGCTTCTTGTTGTGTCTTGTCTTTGTTAGCATCTTCATTTTGCTCCAAGTTTTCTACCAATCTTCTTATTTCCAAGTTAGACTCAATGAGTTTTTTCTCTTCTATATCATAAGTAGAATCTACATTTTCATAAATACCTTTTCCAAGCCTCATTAGATCCTGACTTCCGGGCAACCGAGTTCTGTCGGTATTTCTAAACATCTCGGGCGTAGAATGAGACAGATAGGATCGCTTTCGCGCGCCGGCGTCTCTGCGATCTACCTTTCTTGGTTCATACCATCCGTGTGATCGCTCTGTAGTCGTCTTTCCATCGGAGCGGGTATAAGTCTGAGGCTTGGTTCCGGCGTCTCGTTTTCCGGGGGCAGCATCAGGGGTTGCGAGGAGCATGCTCTCGTCCTCTCCGCCCTCGCCACCCAGATCGCCGCCCAGCTCTTCGCCGCCTCCAAGATCTCCTCCGAGGTCACCTCCGAGGTCTCCTCCTCCAAGGTCACCGCCCAGATCGCCACCAAGGTCGCCACCAAGACCACCCCCACCGCCAGCTGCATCAGCAGTAGCAGCCTCAAACTGCGCTTGAAGCATTGCATCGTATTTCTTATCATAAACTAGCTCCCTACTATTTCGGAGGAACTCATCCTCAGAAAGGTGGAATAGGTGTTCAGCGATCCAGCGACGACTAAAGTAGCCCTCTGTCGCACCGCTAGCGGCGTCAAACTTTGTCTTCCAGTGCTCAAGTTCTTGAAGCTCAGCAAGCTTCGAAGGGTTGTTGAGTGCAAGATCAAATGAAATAATATCATCGCCGCGGAAACCCAAGGTATAAAGGTGAATAATGCCAATCTTTTCCAGCTCTGCAGTAATAGAGCGCTGAAGCCTTTGGATTGTGCGCGCGAAGCGAATATCCTTTTGGGCTAACGTCGTCTTATCTTCACTCCCTTCTTCTCCCTGTGTTAAGTAAGATTGGGGGATCTTAAGAGCAGAGAAGAGCTTATCGCGAAGATACTTAACATCATCAATATCGCCGGCCCAGCTGCCTCCTGGCAAGTTTTCGATTTTGGACGATGTGCCCCCACGAACAGGAATGAAGTAATCCTCCTCAATGGACATCGGGTTGTAACGCAAGTCGACGCGGCCACTCTCAGGGTCGACAAGNCGATTGCGCTTCATNTGAGTCATTACCTTCTGCATATACTGCTCGACGTCATTGGCATTAATATTGCCAACGTCAATATAAAATACGCGGCGCTCGGGCGCGCGTACAATCCGATATGCCATCATTGCGTCTTCCATAAGAGTCAGCTGGCGCCAAATACGGCGGCCGGCCTCTAGAACCGATGTTCCATATGGAGCATACTTGTCATTACCTAAAATCCTGAAGTGTGCGATTTGCCAATTCTCAAATGTTAGCCCAGCCGAGTTCCACTGATATTGCACATAGTTTGGGTTGGTCTTGTCTTCGCCTTCAAGCCTTTCGATTTCCATAGATGGCAAGCCGATAGCGGTGCGAACGCCTTGATCTTCGTCGATATCAAGATAAAGGAAGTAATCCCCAAACTTACACATTGACCGACACCAGCCAAATAGGTTGAACTCAATATTGAGTATGTTGTGGTATAAAGTGTCCAAGACCGCCTTGATCTCATCGTTATGACACTTAATCGACAAAAGCGGCGTTAAGTTAGAAGATGTGGTCATTTCGTCGGCATAAATATCTAAAGCCGACGCAATCTCGGGCATATATTCCATTTGTTCAAAATCGGTATATCGTTCGCTACGGTTTTGATTAACAAATGCATTAGCTTGCATCTTTTCATAAGCGTGGTATTCCGATTTCTTAAATTGCTGGCCACTGGCTGACTTAAAGCGAGCGGCATAGTTGTCCATATCCCGTCGCTTAAGTTGGCGCCCTGATTGGCTCCGATACCTAACGATCGGCCCAGAAAAAATCCTGGTTAGTTGTTTGAATAATCTATTCTGTTGGTTTCTGGGGTTATTCTTGCGATCTGCCATTCTTACCTATCCCTTAAAGAGCCAAACAAATTCGTCGGTCCCTTGTTGTGCTTGGCTTTTACTTTTAAAATCTGCCTCAATGTCTAATCTTCGATCATACCCTTGCATTCCTGGAATAGCGGTACTAAGTTTTGTATTTGAAACGATCATCGAATCCAAAAATGCTTTCTGATATTCTATATCTCTTTGGCTTGTTTCCAGCGCCGTGTCGCGAACCCAGCAGCCGATTGCCAAGGCCATTGTCAAGTCGTCGTTGTAACTCCTCATCGCCTGGGGCCGGCCGTTATGCCAAATAAATGTTTTAAATTCATTTGCCGTCCGCGAAGAATATATGGTAATTAGTTTATTTCTAATGAATTCTTCCAATTTTGCCACGATTAGTGGTCGCGTTTTTTGAGAAGTTGTGAAGCCGACAACCGA